ACGGCCGATGCCGCCAATGCCGCGACCTCGCTTCTGATCAGCCCCGCGATTGTAAATAGCGGTGCCTTCCAGAACGTGAGCGCCTCGCCGGCGAATGCCGCGACGATCACGATCTTCGGCGTGGCCTCTGGTGCTTACACCGCAAGCGTCGCCTTCCACAAGGATGCGTTCACCTTGGCCATGGTGCCGATGTACGCGCCGCCTTCAGGGAAAGGCGTGATCGATGTGGCGCAGGAGACCTACAAGGGCATGAGCATGAAGGTCACGGAGTTCTACGATGGCGTAAACGACAACTACATCATGCGCTTCGACGTACTTTTTGGATGGGCTGCTACCTATCCAGAATTGGCGTGCATCTATGCGCTGTGATCTGAATGCCCCTTAAACAACCGAGGATATTTCAATGATTTTACTTGGACGTGCATATCGGGGGTACGCAGCCGCAACTATCGTGCAACTGCAAACCTCCATGGAATCGGCGCTAATCGCCCAAGGATTAGCGACCTCGAGCGCTGGGCCCGTAACCCCCGGCGCGGTCTCGACCGACCTGACTACAGGCCGGCTGGGGATCGCGGCGGCGGGCACGAGCGTGGTTCTCACCAATCCCAACATCACCACGGAATCGAAAGTCTTTGGCGTTCTCTCGAACGCAGCGGCCGACGGTACCGCGCTCTACATCACCCGCATCACGCCGGCCGCGGGCTCGGTGACCTTCACGTTGAACGCTGCCGCAACCGCCGCGGTGTCGATCGACTGGGCCATCGTGTTCTTTGCCGGTGAGTTGCCGACCAACTGATAGTCCCTAACCCGGCGCGCATATAGGCGCCGGTCTCTTTCAGCCAAAAGGAGATTCGATGGATAAAGAAACCGAAGAGCGCGTGAATCGGCCGATTCCCTTCCAGGAATTCCCGAAGATGCTCCATCACCCGGATGGCCGCACGGCCATTGCCAACGATTCGAAAGAGGAAAAGACCCTGCTGAGCGGCGAATGGTGCCCCACGCCAGGAAATGCCCTCGAGGTGCGCGCGGAACGCGATGAAGCGGCACTTAAGCGACAGGCTGCCCAGATAGCGAAGGGCAACGTCGACAAGGCCACCGCGGATGACGGCAAGAAGCGGGGCGAGGGGTAACCCATGCCGAGTCCGTCCACCGCTGGTACTCTCGTCCGTTCAAGCATGCGCCTGATCGGTGCCATCGCGACGGGCGAGACGCCGACGGCGGACGAGATGAACGATGGACTTTCATCGTTCAATGACCTTCTCGAAATCCTCTCGACCTCGAATCTCGCGGTCTACGGTTCGGCGGTCGAGACCTTCGCGACCGTGGCCACCCAGGCGCTCTATACGATTGGCCCTGCCGGTAATTGGAACACTGCGCGGCCGGTGCGCATTGCCGGGGATGCCACCTGCACCTTCAATGGCGTGGATTTCCCGGTGACCCAAATAGGGCAGGGCGAATACGATGCCATTGGCTTAAAGACACAGCAGCAGCCGATCATCGAGAAGTTGCTGTATGTGAATGCAAATCCCTTAGGGCTCATCACCCTTTGGCCGGTGCCATCAGGCATCGTCAATATCACGTTGAACACCGATCGGGTCTTGACAGCCGTCACTGACGTGAACACAGCGATAATCTTCCCGCCCGGGTATCTGTTCATGATGCGCTACATGCTCGGCATCATCATTGCGCCGGACTTTGGCATTTCGATTCCGCCCGAGATCTCTGGCATTGCAGCCACCGCGCTCGCATCAGTCAAGCGCGCGAATAAGATCAAGCGTCAATCGACCTTTGATGGGGCGCTCGTCGAGAGTGGCCCCGCAATCTGGCAGACCGGAGTGTAGGTGCAGCCGCTTCCATTCATTGGCGGGACTTACCTTTCACGGTCGCGTAACTTCGACTGTCAACGGGCGGTGAATCTCTTTCCCGAGGCCTCCGGCAGTGGCCAGAGCAAGGCGATTGCCATGCTCTTGGGAACCCCTGGCCTGGTGCTCTTCGGTGCGCTCGCGGGCGGCGGCGTGCGAGGCTGCATCCGTTTCAGTGCCGTCCAATCAATCGTCGTAGTGGGCGCCAATGTCTATAGCGTGAACAGCGCAGGCATCGGCACCCTCATCGGCACGATCATGTTGCGCACGACGCCGGTCAGCATGGCGAGTAATGGAATCACGATCATGCTGGTGACGGGCCCTGAAGGGTATGTCATCACCCCGAACGATGCGGCACCGGCCACGGGTACGGTTGCCCAGATCACCAATCCGGCCTTCACGGGGTCCGATAAGGTCGATTACATCGATGAGTACTTTGTCTTCAATAAGACGGGGACGCAGGAATTTCAGATCACGGGACTGCTCTCAAACTCGATCGATCCCTTGGACTTCGCAAGTGCGGAGGGTGCGCCGGATCTGCTGATCTCGCTGCTGGTGAATCAGCGCGAAATATGGCTCGCAGGCACCAACAGTGTGGAAGTGTTCTTCGATAGCGGCAATGCGGACTTCCCGTTCGAGCGCATCCAGGGTGCCTTCATCGAGCAGGGCTGCGCGGCGAAGTTCTCACTGGTCAAATCGAGCACCAATGTCTACTGGCTCTCGGCGGATGATCGCGGGCAAGGGATGGCAGTACGTGCGGTCGGCTATCAGCCGCAACGCATTTCGACACATGCCGAGGAGTTCGCCTGGGCACAGTACTCGCGCATCGATGATGCGATCGCGTACACCTATCAGCAGGAGGGCCACAGCTTCTATGTGGTCACCTTTCCCACGGGCAATGCCACCTGGGTCTATGACGAGAGCACGCAGCTGTGGCATGAGCGGGCATGGCGCAATCCCGCCGATGCCTCGCTCAATCGCCACCGCTCGAACTGCCAGATGGCCTTCGCCGGCAAGATCATCGTGGGCGACTGGGAGAACGGCAATCTCTACGCCTTGAGCTTGGATGCTTATGATGACAATGGCGCGATCCTGCCGGCGATCCGCCAGGCCCCGCACTTTGCCTCGGGCGATAACACCTGGATGATCTTCGATCGCTGGTGGCTCGATATGGAAACCGGCATCGGGCTCGTGACCGGCCAGGGCTCGGATCCGCAGGTAATGATCGAATGGTCGGACGATGGCGGTCATACCTTCCCGAATCAGCAGTGGGTGAGCGCGGGCAAGGTCGGCGAGTATCGGCGCCGCGCAGTCTTAAGGCGCGGGGGCAAATCGCGTGATCGGGTGTGGCGCGCGACTATCACGGATCCTGTGAAGCGCGTGCTCATCGGTGCCGGTGCCAACATCAGGCAGTGCCGAGCATGACGCAGGCCATCTTCTTTGCCCCGCTGCGCGTGCCGGTCACGGATCCTGCGACCGGGCTCATGAGCCGGCCCTGGTATCTGTTCCTGCAGGCGATGTTTCAGCGCGTGGGCGGATCGATTGCGCCCGCTCCGGATGACCTCGAGCAATTAGCGGTCGAGGATTTCGATGTTGCGGGCGCCGAGAGCCAGGTGCTCGCGCAGCGCATCTCCGACCTTGAGGCCAAATCCGTTGACGGCGATCTGCAGGAGTCCCCCTCCTTTCAAGATGTGGCCGACGCCCTAGCACTGGCCTATTCCGCGCTCGATGACGTTGCGACGGCACTCACCAACGTGTTCACCGCCGCATTACCCGGCATTGTCCCCGCCTCCGGCGGAGGCACGGTCAATCTCCTTCGAGCCGATGGCGGATGGTCAAACTTCTCGACCGGGCCTTTTGGTATTGGCGCAGCGCCCGCGGGGACTTGGCTCTTGGATCTACAGGCCGCGTCCGCTTTGCAGCGCATCCATTCGACGACGGCCGGCAACGGCGTCACCATCACCTACACCATCAACTCGGTCGACCAGGCCTACTCCGGCGTGGCGGGTACCGCGGGTCAACTCATCACAGGCTCTGCCGCTGGCGATCGCATCGAGCGCGTGGTCGCGGGCAATGTCCTTTGGAGCACCGATAACGGCGCCACCGTTGCCATGAAGCTTTCAATCGGCGGCGCGCTGACGTTCAAATCCGCACTCGGCATCAACGGCAATGCAGCGCCGGCTCAGGTAACTGGGTGGGGCGTTCCTGCCGGTCCCGCTGTCGTCGCGACATTCCCCGCAACACCGACACTCGCTCAATGCGGACAGGCCATCGGCCAAATTATCAAGGACCTGAAGGCCGTGGGTCTATACGGAGCATAAATGACAATTAGACAAACCCAGCTCATTGCCCCGATACAACTCACGAATGCGGTGGCGACCTATCTGACCGCACCGGTCAACACGACCTATCGCATCGGGCGTGCCGCTTTCTCCAACCCTACCGGCGGAGCGGTGACCGTCACGGTGTATTTGGTTCCGGCTGCAGGCGCTGCAGGTGTTGCCAACGAGATTGTAAATGCGGTGAACGTCGCCGCGGGGAGCACCTACGTCTCGCCCGAACTAGCGGGCCAGGTGCTACCACCGGGCTCAACGCTTCAGGCGCTCGCGAGCGCAGGCGCCTCGATCGTGCTCTATGCGAGCGGAGTGTCGATCCAGTGAACGCACTCGTGCCTCTTGAGCAGCAATTCGAGGTCATGGAGGGCTCGCGCGAGCAAATCATGGCACTTGAGAATGCGATGCTCGCGCTTCCTGCCGAGCAGCGCCTGGCGTTCGATAATCGGCACGACTTCTGCCCCGGGATTTACGCCCGCACGATCTTCATGCCGGCAGGGATGGTGCTCACGAGCCAGATTCACCTCACGCAGCATTTCTTTATCGTGGTGAAGGGCTCCTGCACCGTGATTGGCTCCGATGGCAGCAAGCGCTTCATTGAGGCGCCCTACATGGGCGTGACGATGCCGGGAACGAAGCGGGCGCTACACATTCACGAAGATTGCATCTGGACCACGTTCCATGCGACTGACTCGACTGATGTGGACGAAATCGGCAAGAAAATTATGGCTCAAGCCTTTGAGGAGATTCCCATGGAGAAAGCGCCATGACCTGGGGCTTTGTCGCAGTCGCCGGGGCGACCGTCATTGGCGGCGTTCTTTCAAGCAATGCCGCAGGAAAAGCGGCCAATGCGCAGGCGGGGGCTGCTGCCAACGCGACCGCCGAGCAGCAGCGAGAGTTCGATGCCAATCAAGCGAATTTGAAGCCCTATCGTGATGCGGGTTTGTCGGTCTTGCCGCAGTTGACCTCAGGCCTCGCCCCTGGAGGACAGTTCAACCGCAACTTCACCATGGCCGATTTCAATAAGGATCCCGGCTATCAGTTTCGCATGGATCAAGGGAGCCAGGCATTGCAGCGAAGCGCTGCCGCGCGCGGCGGACTTTTGAATGGTGGCACGTTAAAAGCGCTCGATCGCTATGGACAGGACTACGCCTCGAATGAGTATGGCAATGCCTACAACCGGTTCAACAATGACCAAACCACGCGTTTTAATCGCCTATCTGCCGTTGCAGGCACTGGACAGACCGCGACCAACACGATTGCGAATATTGGCACGCAGACTGCGCAGAACATCGGTAGCAATTATATCGGTGCCGGCAACGCCCAGGCCGCGGGTTACGTGGGGCAGGCGAATGCTGTGAACAACGGCATCTCATCGCTCGGCAATTTCTACATGCAGAATCAATATTTGAAGAGCAATCCCTATAGCACTCCGGCCAACGCGGGAGCATCGCCCTATGTGGCTGGAACACCTTATGGCAGCGGCGCCAACACCGGCTTTTATTGCGACTATGCGCTCAAGTGCGATGTGACGCGCGTGGGCGTCGATGGGATCAGCGCATTGCCGATCTATGATTTCTGGTACATCGGCGAGGATCAGAGAAATCCCAAATGGCGCGGCTACATTGCCCAGGACGTGCAGGAGAAATACCCGGATGCGGTGAGCATCGGCCCCAAGGGATTCTTGAAAGTCGATCACCGTAAAATTCCCTCAAGCGCCCCCTACCCGTTCAAGATTGCGATGGATGCTGAATGGCAGGCGCTGATCGATGAGAGCATGCACTTCAATAGGAGCACACACGGATGGCCGAAGTAGACGCCGCGATCCCATTGGGAGTCCGACCGGTCCAGTTCGATAACCCGCTCGACGTGCAGGCGAAGACCTTGCAATTGCGTCAGCTGGGGCTACAGACGCAGGCAGCACAGCGCGACTATCAGAATCAGCAGACGCTTGCCGATTTATACCGCAGCAACATCGGGGCCGATGGCTCTGTCGATCATAATGCGATTATGGCGGGGATGGCGCAAAGCGGTCTGGGTGCGCAGATCCCTGCATATCAGAAATCCTTGCTGGATGTGACAAAGACCAAAGCCGATATCGGCGAGACGGTCGCGAAAACAGGCCAAGCGAATGCCAGCACCACGAAGACTCAATTGGAGACCACGCTATCCAATGTGCAGAACGTCGGTGCGCATATTTACTCCCTCGCGCAAGATCCGAACTTGACGCACGACAGCGCCTACGGCGCGATCAATTCATGGGTTAATCAGGGCATTATCGATCCACAGCAGGGCGCGCAAATCGCACGCACGCTGCCCGGAGACCCCGCAGCACTGAAATCCTACATGCTGCAAAAAGCGACCGAGGGGTTGGGGATCGAACAGCAGATTAAGGCGAAGCTGGAGAGCCTGCCAAAGTACGAATACAAAGATACGGGCCGCACCCTCAAGCCTGTTGATGTCAACCCGCTCACGAACCAGAACCCGCAGATCATCGCCAAATCCATGACGCCTGACGAAGCGGCCAAGATCAAGCTGCAGACGAGCGGCGCGCTCACCGATGATGCCAAGTCCTTCATGATCGATCGGCTACTCAACGGCGAGAAGGCATCAGCGGTGCTGGGTAACTTGGGCAGAGGCGCGCAGGGCGCGGCGGATTTGCGCGATGTGATGAACCGACTACCGCAGATCGCACACCAGCGCGGGATTGGCGGTGCGCAGCTCGCGAACATCATGCAGAACACGGCGGCGGACGCTCGCACGCTCACCGAGCTCGGCGCACGTGAGGGCAAGATTGCGCCGAGGGTGCAGGAGGCACAGAACTTCGCCGAAGTCGCCAAGGCCGCAAGCGCCGATGTACCGCGGGGCAGCTTCGTGCCCTGGAACAGGCTCTCGCAGATGGCCGAATCCTCGATGTCGGATCCGAAGCTCGCGAAGCTGAAAGCTGCGACCAATTCTCTGGTCAACGCCTATGCGGCCGCGGTTGGGGGTGGTCAGCCGACGGTGCACGACAAGGAAGCGGCGGATCATATGCTCTCGACCGCGCAGAGCCCCGAGGCCTACAACGCGGTCGTCGATCAGCTGATCCTCGAGACCCAGAGGGCGCTCGATGCGCCAGGCCAGGTGCGCGCCCGGATCAACGCCGGCGCGGGCGGCGGTTCCAT